CTCGTTACTACGGTGTTTGTTGTTCCGTCTCCGGTGATCGCTTGAGTGATCGCTCCCGATGTCCTGCTCGTAGGCGTGACTGTGAGCGCGTTGGCTATGTCGAGGCCGTGGATCGCGTGAACTTCGGACGTCTTCGTTGAAATTGTAGAGAGTTGCGTATCGAGGTTTGCTGATGCCATTCCTATCGCCGCGCGGACGTCGGCGGCTGTGAGCGTTGCTGTGCCGGTTGTGTTATCCACAGGCACGCCGAATGCCACGCTGGAAGCCGATGGGATGTAGGCAACGCCCGTCAATGCTCCGCTTGCGTAGACGGTTCCGAAACGAACGTCGGTAATTGCAGCTTGGCCGAGTGAGTTATCGGCCGTGAACATGTCAACATAAGTGCTAGTGCCGTTGAGAGCGTAGCGAGTTTTTGCCAGCGTTGGAGTCACATTTAGAATAAATTTCTGCGCGTAAACAGCCATCGTCCCATTCGAAGCCGAAATAAAACTCCCCGACATCCGGAGTGTTGCGCTTGCCGAAGACGATGAGATCGCGTTATTTGAATTGGTAGCAGTCATGGTTCCGGTTACATCTATCGTACTGCCTACGGTCGAAGAAATTCCAGGGCCAGTTGACGATGTAACATTTCCAACAACAATTATAGTCCCTGTTCCTGCTGCACCTATGCCGCTTGCGGTTGATTGGCTGCCTCCAGTTACAGACCCAGTTACCGTTACGCTGCCTGTCGAGGTGTTATTTATTCCGAAAGGGTTAACAGCTCCGGTTCCGCCAGTAATATTGCCTGTAACTAACACGCTGCCTGTCGAGGTGTTATTTATTCCGTAAGCCCGTGATGTCCCAGCCGTCACGTTTCCAGTTAAATTAAGAGTTCCCGAAGATGCATTGACTACCGCGACGGCATCGTTTGCAGTTCCGCCTGTCACATTCCCGACAATCGTTGCCGTTGCTGGCGAGGCGGCAGAAAACGACAAGCAGTTCACGGCATTTGTCGTGCTTTTATTCGTCACATTTGCCGTCAAAGTGACGCCGCTGTTGAGAACGTATGTGCCTGTCCCTGCGTTTGAAAGCTCGGTGCAAGTTACGTTTGCCGTGATCGTGATAACGTGCGTGGTCGAAGCTCTCGCTTCGTCCGCTGCCCCTGGCACAATGCCGCCGACCCAAGTTGCGCCAGCATTAAAATTGCCTGTTGCGGCAGATACGATGAGTGCCATGGCTTAGAGTCCTTTCGCGTAGATAAACTCTTGAATGCTTGCAGAAATTTGAGCAACGGCGGTCTTCGTTGGTTGGTCAACATTCTCGACGCTACCGAGTGCCATCGTGCGAGCGTAGTCGTTTGCAAGAATGACTTCGCCATTCGCGACCCGAGTTGGCACAAGGCGCATAGCCACATTCGCGTCTTCGCTTGCGTCTGGGTTTACGATGCTGGTGATCGCGAGATTGATCGTGTAGATGTCGTAGGTTTCGCCGTCGATAACGATTGGGTTGGTTGGTTTCATATTTAAGCTAAAAGAATGAGTGCGCTGGTTTCGGTTGGCTTGGGAAACTTGAGTTCAAATGCTCCATCATAGACGTGCCTCTCGGCTCCGAGGCTGAGGACGCACAAGGTTGCGTTGCCTTTGCTGGCGTTGTAGATCATCGCTCCACCTGCGGCGAAGGTTGCGGATTTTAGGACAACGTCATCAAATGTTATAAAGGCATTTTTGCCTATAATCCCTGTGCGATGCCCCTTGAGTGCTACGCCCCCTGCGGTATAGCCCGTGCCTTTGATCTCGCCTTCGGTTGTGTAGGCTTTTGTCGTCGGCCCGATCTTTGCCGATGCGCTGTAAAGCGCGATCCGGTAATCATCGCCAGGTTGGTGAACGCCGGTGATGAGTGCCTTTTTTGCTTCGAGTGCTATGCCGTGAGTTATCATTTATTTTTTTTCCCATTGTGCAGAGCAGACCGCTACGCGCTGACTCTCGTCTGGATATTCGCTCGTCATCGTTCCGCTGATCATGCACCGACCTATGAAGTCGTCTTGCTCTTCGTCCTTTTCTGGCGTCGGCATGACAAGCTCATGCTTTGTTTCAAATCCGGTAATACGTCCGAACGTGTCGCGAACGGCGAGCGAGACTTTCATCTGTTCGGGTTGTGATGCCTGCATTCCTTTGACTTTATCAGCGGCCCACACTTGCCCTGCGTCCCCACCCCACAATGCCCATGCAATGCGGCCTGCGGACGGGAATCCGTCTTCTCCTTGTTGAAAACCCTGTCCGTTTTTATCAACTTCGTGCCGAGAGAAAAACGAGTGCATTCGCTTGACTGTGTCGTCCGAAAGATTCTTGCCGTTGCTGATGTCGCGAGCGCGTGCAACTCCTACCGCTGTCCCGCCTCGGTTGTATTCTTCTCTCCACTTTAAACCCTTTAGCGCCTCTTCGACCATTCCTTTGCTTGGCTTGTTCTGATCTGCGAGATCGGTTTGCTTTGGTTGATCTTGTGGTGGCTCAGTTTGCGGCTCTTCTTGCGCGATAGGCGCGGCGATAGGTGCGGCAACCGGAG